ATTTATTAATTGACACATTTAATTTTGAAGAACTTTTAATAAATTTTTTAATTGATCTTTCTAGATGGATCAGAGTGAATTTTGGTTTGGGTTATCCAAGTTTAGCTTTTATTGTTTTAGGAAGGGAGGCGATTTTAAATTATGTTGGAGACGTCATAGATTTCTTTAAACCATATCATGCCAGAGTTAGTTTGGTCGAAGCAATAAATGTTTCAAATGATCCTTTACATGATTCTTTAATTATGGAAGATGGACTTTTTGAAACAATTACAGAAAATATTTATGATTATCAAACGGGTAACAGTACTCCTTGTTGTTCATCCCCAAATATATTATGTCCGGGTGGAAGTTATTATTCAAGAGATTTTTACGATTGTGGTTCATATCATGATCTTGGACATTGCCTTGATGAATTTGCAATATATGATGATGGAGTTTTGGTTTATCAGTCTTTTTAAAAGTGCTAATATGAATCATCTTTAAGAACAAATTATAAACTTTCTATAAAAGGTTAAAATGAGCCAAGAAAATAAAAAATATCTCGTAGAGATACATGACAAGGTTCGTGGTTGTATTCTCGATGGAGATTTAAACCACAATAGAAAGCCACAAGGTCTTGTCGAAGTTTACGAATTAGATGAAAATAATGAAAAACAATTAATTGGTAAATCAAACCTTGTTGTTTATTTAGGAAGAGAATCCATTTTACAAAGATCTTTAGATTATCAAAATTCACATATCACTCCAACAAAAGATGAATTTATTTGTTGGTTTGGCATAGGGGATGGCGGGTCAAATCCTTCAGACCCTTTTGATCCAATTCCTCCAACAAATAATGATATTGATTTAAATAATGAAGTTCCAATAAGCGCCACTGATACGACATGTGCTGATTTTCATGATGGCTTTTATTGGAAACATCCTTTTGATAGCATAAATTATATTCAAGATTCAGAAAATGATAATTCATGGATCATTTCAGTTTTATCAATTATTTTATCTCCCGCACAAGCAGTTGGAGAACAGATAAATGAGGCTGGCCTTTTTATGGCCGAGAGTCGAGCACCGGGATATGGAGGGCCGTTTCATTTATATGCCAGGGTGACATTTCCCACTATGGTAAAATCAGGATTACGAAGTTTGCTTTTTGTTTGGTATTTATATTTTTAAGAGGACAAAAAATGTCAACTGCTTATATTCCAAATAGAGCAAAAAGGGAACTTTTAAAAGGGACATTTATTTTATTAAGTCATTCTTTAAAAGCGGCATTGATGGCTTCAGGATTCACTTTTGATATTGATAGCCATAATATCTGGTCTGATGTTTCCGCGAGTGAAGTTAGCGGAGTCGGTAATAATTATTCACAACAAACAATTTCTGGAAATACTGTAACGCAAAATAATACTACAGATAAAGGAATATTTACTTGTAATTATTCTAGTTTTTCGGCTATCGGTGGAGATATAGGGCCGGCTGCCGGTTTATTAATTTATGATGATGACGGCGGAGATAATATTTTAGTGTATTTTGAATTTGACTCTCCTGAAACAATCTCAGATGGATATACAACGAGATTTTCAGGAATTCAAGTTGAGGTAAATTAATAATGCCAACGACAATATTATATCCGTTGGCGTCGGCAGATGATGGATATATTTTTGATGCTGGGGGTGGCACCCAATACAATAATAATGAAGTGCATTTACAAAACCAAGATAATATGCAATGCACGCCATATATTAGATTTCCATTAGCGCCAGTGCCTCCCCATTCAACAATTACAAATGCTTTTTTTAGATTCACATCAGAGGTAAGCAACTCCAACCCTTTAATAATGTTGATTTATGGTTTTGATGAAGATAATTCGACACAAGTAACTGGGGTTGCTGATTATGGAGGCAGAACAAAAACTACAAGTTTTGTTTCATGGACTTTTGGAAGCTGGGTTATAGGAAATAGTTATGACAGTCCAGATATCTCGACTGTCATCCAAGAAATTATAGATCGAGCGGGCTGGGCTGAAGATAATGCTTTACAAACTGGATTATATTCAGACGGTATTTTTCAAGCTGGAAACAGAACATTTTATTCTTTCGATAATGGTGCTGGAATTCCAGAATTACATCTTGAATGGGAACCGCCTATAACGACCGTTACGCTTGACCCAGCTTCTTTAATAATTTCAGGTGGTTCCATAAGTTCATATTCAACAAGAACTGTGAATCCAGATATAGGACCCGTAATTTCAGACTTTTCAAATACAGGAGGACAAGGCATGTCTGTATCGCCCGGCGTATATACCAATATTTTGGATATTACCACATATCCTAAAAAGGTTCCCAGTACAATCGCTTTTATTGCTGGTTTTTCAGATAAGGGAGAAGATAATAAGTTAAAGTATTATGAATCAAAAGAAACCTTTGTCATCGAGAATGGTTATCCTAATTATGATCTTTATGGCAAAGAATTTTCTCAAGGTATGTTTTGCGCTCATAATTATCTTGATGAAGCTGAATCACTTTATTGGTTAAGAGCTTTACCTTCTTCAGCTCAATATGCAAATTTTAGAATTGATGGAGTTATGTCATCGACAGATAATACCGCATCTATTTCATTGACATATGTTAATACTTTAACGACAAAAAGTGCTATCGCCGCGACTTTGGCAACGGCTGGCACGACTTATCCTCTTTGTGTTTTGGCCGGTTTAGGAAGAGGCGTTTATTACAATAAAATTGGTATTCGTTTAACGCAACATGCAAATCCCATTTTATCTGGAGTTTTTGTTTTAGATATTTATGAAAGACAATCTGATGGAACCGATAAAATTATTGAATCGTATGAGATTTCTTTTGATCCAAATGGAACAGATTTAAATGGAAATACAATTTATATTGTTGATATTTTAAATAATTATTCTTCTGTTTTAAGAGCCTATGAATCTTTAAGTTCCGGAGCTGTCACCCCAGGATATGAATTATTAGTTAAAGTTTTTGACAAAGATATTGGGACTGTGTCCTCAGTCATTACAGATGGGTCTGCGACCATCACAGATAATAAACAAGATTTTAGCACTTGGGATACAAATCCCGAAACTGGTTACGCTTCATATATTGTTATTGCGAAAGATAATAAAGGAAATGAAATTTGGGGTTGGCTTGGCTCTGCTAATGGTGCCGGCTCTACGGTAAATGTTTTTGACGGAAGAAATCTTGATACCGCAACCCAAAGTTGGCAGGGTGATACAAGCTCATTTAATACCAGCGGAACAATTACATATCAAATCAAGAAATCCTATAATGAAATTGCAAGCGCTTTTGTTTCTTCTGAACCCGTTCCTTTAAGAAAAGGAACTGATGGAACTTTATTTGATGTTGACGGAACAATCAATTCTACCGTGGCAACTGACACTTTAGAAGATGCTTATTCCGGAGATTTAGACGACCAAGTTTTAGACACGGATAATATTTATTTTTCTGTCGTTTTTGATTGTGGGTATCCAACTTCCGTAAAAGATGAAGTTGACGCTCTTTTAAGAACCAGAGAAGACGCTATGGGTTTTATCGACAATGGAGATAATTCGACTGTCAACTCTGCTATTCTTTCAAGAGATTCTGCTCACGATTATGATTCTGAATATTTATCGCTTTATGAACCTTATAATAAGGTTGAAGATCCTGTAACCAAAAGAGATATTTGGGTTTCTCCTATTTATCATATGTCTTATCTTGTTCCGAAAAATGATATTATTGGAAAACCTTGGTATGCGGTTGCCGGTTTTAATCGCGGGGAAAACAATTCAATTAAAGAAATGAGATTTATTGCCAAACAAGCTGATAGAGAAAGATTTTATCCAAAACAAATAAACCCTATCACAAAAATTAATAACAAATATATTCCCTATAGTCAGTTAACAACCCTGGGAAGAATGAGTCCTTTAAATGATGTTAATAGTGTTCGAGTGATTTTATATTGCAAAAGAGCTTTAAAGAACTTTTGTCTTGGATATATTTTTGAGCAAAACGAT